GAATTCTAATGAGCGATGCCATGTCACAGTCATATCACGATGTCATGGAAGTATATAAACACCCTATATCAATTAGATACATCCCTAGAATTGTAGGCTGGGGATCTCTTCTAACCTTTGCGGTTGGTTTATATCAAATGGCATAAAAATAGCCCAGTAATTTCACTGGGCTTTTAATTTGAGTTGGGCTTTCAAGCCGTAAGTGAATCAATAACTTTAAGAGGTAGAAGCTTCTTTTCTATCAGTGTGCGTCTTACCTTTTCGATGTCATATTTGTAATCGTCACGAGAGAAACAATTTTCAAAAGCTAGGTAATGTGGACCCAATTGTAGAGTCCCATCATCTCTGTATTTGAATAAAGTTTTTCTGTCGATTCCAAGCATTTTAGTTGCTTTTCGGGCTGTTACCCATTCTGAATTAGTTTGCATTGACGCTATGTGTAGTACTTACACAAGGTAAAGTACACCACATATGGAGTCCAATTTAGTTAAGGTTTTCTTAATTATTAACTTCAGCATAGGTCGTTTTAAACTAAGATAACGACGATAATTAGTATGTTTAGAGATGAACAGGAACCCTTAACCCTGCTCTTAGAACTCTCTCCACGACTAGCAAAAAAACGATATCGACAATCAATCTACGAAGCTTGGCACCACAAATGTGGTTATTGTGGGGAAATGGCAACATCTCTAGACCATATCGTCCCAAGATTCCGTTCCGGCTCAAGCAATAGAAATAATTTAGTACCGGCTTGTAGAAGCTGTAATGCAAATAAAGGAAGCCAAGATATGGAGCACTGGTATAAACAACAAGATTTTTTTGATGATCTGAAACTAATTAAATTAATGGAGTGGGTGGAACAAGATTTATCTGGTGTAATTTGTATGTCTACGTATAATCGGTACAGAGATTCTATTAGTGCATGAGATTTTCAGAATGGGAAAAGGATGTTGCTCCTAAACTGATGGCAGCTGTTACCGCAGCAGGGGATAATAAGGATGCTTTTAATTATCTAACTCAACAGGGTTATTGTATTCGTATATTTGATAACTTATACGATCAAGACTATCCTCCTACAAGAGAGGAATTATTGGATGTAGTTAGACTTTTATTTTCAGTAATTCCCAGTAACCCTTTCTATCAAGAGCATATAAAAGTATTACAACCACTAGCATCAATAGCTTGGGAGGCATGGGAACAGTCAAATGAATTATGTAAATTAACTTGCACTGATAGGATTTATGCTCATGTTTTTCGAGATCAGTTCAACCAGATGAATGAAATAGTTGCTCTGCTTACACAAGGCTATGAGAAAATGGTAGAAGTTAAAAAAGGGTTAGAACACACCTTTTCTGATTCTTGGATGAAATCTTTAGAAGGAACTAACGTTAAATTGGAGTACATTCCTTATGTCGATAACATACAATCCTAGTAAGAATGATTTTTATGATGTTACCAACGAGAAGACTGATAATAAGACTGACCATAAAACCGATTATGATACTGATCCAGGTAGAGTAACTAAAAGAGAATCTTATCGGCATTGTTGGAGAAACTACTGGGGGAATACAGTATGTGATACCAGATATCGTACTGTGACTGATTGGGACAAGATAAGACGACATGAAGAAATGAATACAGGTAACGATCAGTTAAATAAAACTAATGACCAGTTAAATAAAACCAACACAGCCAAAAACCAAGCTTATCAATCTGTGGTAAACACTTCTAAGGTTACTTCCTCTGGAGAATATGCCAGTAGACGTGATTTTACTTTAGAGGAATCTGCTGGTTATTTAAGAGAGGCAGGAGCTTCTGAAGATGAAATAAGAGAGTTTGTTGATGGGCTAGAGGGGCAGTATAAAGCTTTTTACAGAGATAAAAAACTTCAGAGATGGGATTCCGGTTTAGGTGCTAAACCTGATTATGGGGATTTTGATCCTTCTTATTATGGGACTGCTTATACGAATGTTAGAGATAGGTATAAAGAGTATGAAGATAATGATGATATAGATGTAACGGAGGGCTATGGAAAAGAAAATTATTACTGGTGGCATTATACCAATCAAGGTCAAGCAGAAGGTAAGAGAGGTAATGAAGCGGAGAGACTGGCTAGGTCTATAGATTATGAAGAAGAATCTCCTGATTTTGCCGAGGGAGGCTGGGAAGACCAGACAGATGATGAATTAGCTTTTATCAGAGATAATCAGTTGGGAATTGGCAATAATCAAACTAATAGGTTTTTAGGAATACCGGAAATTGCTTCTCTTTGGGAAGAAGCTAAACAAGCAGATGCAGCAGGAGAAGACAACCATTTTATTAATCTTGGAAAGGAATATTTCTTAGATGTAAATAAGGCAGATGATTTTACTGTGTTGTTTCGTTTGTCTGATAGAGAAGAAGATAAACAAATTAAATTTGTTAACAACATAGAAAGTGGTGTATCCGGAGGAATAACAGAATTAGAAGACGCTATCACTACCACAATGGGTGTTGAAGGTCTTGCTGATACTAGGCGATTTGCTGCTTTAAATCAAAACATTCTTAAGGATTCAATTGATGAGCTAAGGAAAGCTAAGTTAAGAGAACAAGAACTAGACATGTTATCAGGATTCGGCACGTTTAGTGAAATCTTCGATGTAAATAAAACTCTAACTGATTCTTTACTCAATGATACTGGGATAGGGGGTTACTTGCCCTTTGCAGGGGGTTCTGGTGGATTAAGTGCAGAAGCCTTAGAAGACCAGCTAAAAGGCGTCACAGGCGTCAGGAACGAGGTTGTATACAACTGGCAAGAATGGTTTGATAATAGCATTAAGGAAAAATATCAAAACGATCTTGATTTAGGTTTTACATTAGACGAGGCTGAACAAAACATACAGATACAAAAAGAATTTGCGGAGTCTTATATAAATGATTATTTAAAACCTAGATTTGATGAATCACGTTCCATGAACGAGTTTGTAGAATATCTGGATGTCAGACAAGAAGAACAAAACCCCTTTCAAACAGAAAGTTTACTTACCGCATTACAGAATATAGGAAATGCAAGAGCACGTACTTTCTTAGATCAAATTAGATCACAGGCACAAGCTGCAGGAGGAAAAAGAGGCTTTGATTCTAATTTTTATTTTGATCCTACTGTAAGTGAAGGAAGTGAAGAGAACCAAAAATACATAACACAAAGAGATACAATCGCCTCCGATTGGGATCAAGCTAGAGACAACCCAGATGCTCGTATAGAAGGACTAGGCTATGATACTACCTGGAAAGCACAAGCTTATAGATATGGAGTAGATGTTAATAATAAAGACCAATTTGCCAAATTACACTATCAAGTCAAAGGCCAATTTGAAAAGTTTGATCCAGCAGAAGATATTGTAAATATAGATAAAGTTAAAAACCTTTTATATGACAACATATTACCTGCTTTAGAAACTCAAACTGAAAACACTAGAACTATTTTTGGTAATTTTGTTAGACCAGAAGAATTTGCTGATGACATGTTAGAAGGTTTAGATCCTAATCAACCTGAGACTTGGGATGAAGCTTTAAAAGAATTAGGTTTAGAAGATTTTAATGGAACTTTAGAAGATTTAAAAGAATATATTAGTAGTACTTTACGAACAGGATCAGCTGAAGAGATAAGAGCAAATATTAAGTTTTTAAATGAAAAGAGAAAAAAACCAGATCAGTATTTATTAGGTGTTGAATATATTGCGAGAGATGAGGATTACAACCCTGTTGAGAGGTTAAAAGGAGATACAGAACTATATAAAATATTTCAAAATGCTGGTTATCAAGGTTCTGAAGATGACTTTTATGAAAATGTATTTCCTGATTTAGATCCAGGATCTCAGGCTGTATTGACACAAGCTGGGTCTAAGGATGGCAAAATAGTATTAGAGGGATTTGGATCAGATTACAGATCAGATCCTTTTGCAGCGTTTGCTGGAATTAGCCAGTTAACGGGAAGTGACTCAGACATATATGGAGGAACTACTGAAGATACTGGTTCTGATCGAGACGAAGATGAAGATGATTCATTCAGACTCTTTGGTGATGATGACGATGATGATAGCTTCAGCCCCTTTAGTGGATACAAAAAGACTAGAGCTGGGCAAGATATATTAGATAGATATACGAAATCTTTCTCCAATTTCTTTTAACTTTTTAAATGGCCGATAAACGTAAAAAAGCAGCAAGTGTGGCAAAGATAGCTAAGGATAAATTAGCCTGTAATAAAGCTAAGAAAACTCCTAGTCATCCTACTAAGTCTCATGTTGTAAAAGCGTGTAAAGATGGTAAAGAAAAGATCATAAGATTTGGACAGCAAGGTGTAAAGGGAGCGGGTAAAAATCCTAAAACAGCAAAAGAAAAAGCTCGTAAGAAGTCTTACTACGCTAGACATAATGCACAAGACGCAAAACCAGATATATTCTCAGCTAGATATTGGTCTCATAAGGTGAAATGGTAAATAAAATTGTGTATGATTAATAGTAGGAAGTAATTACTATTATGCACGGTTTTTCTAAAGCCATTGACATTATTTGTAGATACGAAGGATATAAAGAAAAAGCGGCTGCGGACCCAGTCACTGGAGGACATCCATACACTTTTGGTTATGGAAGTCAGTTCTATCCAGACGGTTCTCCGGTAAAAGAAGGACATTGTGTAACGAAACAGAAAGCTTTAGAGTTTTTAAACAATGAAATATATGTTATTGATTCTGAGTTAGATAAATTACACCTAGATATAGATAGTTCAATGCGAGAAGCATTGATCTCTTTTATACATTCGATAGGCTGGGAAGCTTTTCTATATAGTAGTGTGATTGATTATGTTGATGCTTCTAAATATCATGCAGCTGTGGATGAAATGAATCGTTGGATATTTGATGCTAATCACAAAGCGTTAGGACCTTTATTGCATAGAAGACAGGAAGAAACTAACCTCTTCTTATCAGAGCTGGATACTAACGTAGCCTCTTTACCTAATATTCTTTTAACTGCTGTTAAAGAGTACTCCGGACATCCTAATCAGATACAAGCTTTAGTGAATTTAGAGAAAAGAATGAACCCTTATATTCTTACTGAATTTATGAATACTTTTGCTGTTGAGGTCAAAAATGTAGACATTCCTGTAGAAAACGACACATATTACGAACTTACCTATGGTGATTTTGATAGATAGTCGTAGAATAAGGTTAGAAAATAGTAACAACTAATGGAAAATTCAGTTGAGCCAAAAGCATTTCAACTTCCGTTAGAGCTACAGTTTTCCATGCGGAAAGCTGAGATGAGAGCCACCGAGATGACCTGGGATCAGCTTTACCTAGCTTTGTTAAGCCTATATCACCAGCGTTTAATGGAATGGCATGCTCTGAAGTCTCTTATGGCAGAAGAAAATGTTGATATTGATTTCGATGTTCCAACGGATATCGAGTTATTAGATTTACTGTCTAAAACTAAAGAGTTTACAGATGGTGAAGATGATGAAGACGACGAACCTTTAGCTATTTAATCCTATTAGTCTAGATAAATACCACTTAGCTTTCTTTAAGGATTCTACCCCTCCTTTCTGACGTTCACGCCACATATATTTAGCTACGTTACCTTTCAGATAACCACGGAACTCTTCTGGTGTCAGTTGAGCTTCTATCGCATCTATACACTCTACAGAACTTGCTGCGTAGTGGATTGGCTTCTCTACTGGATCGAAGAAGTCC